GAGTGGCTGCACGAGGTAGATTGATGAGAATATTACCACCAGAGGTCAGGGTCGCTTCATAAGTTGTGTCGCCCTGATTTCCAGCGGTGATTGGGTCGGTATCAGTAATGGATTCATCGTTGACGACACTCAATACCCTGCCGTCTGGTCCAACAATGTCCATGCGGAACTTATACAAAGACAGGTCCACCGGAACGGCTGCTCCGGTTGGACCTGACTTGTATAGAAGTTCAATTGGAAGGTCGGCTCCCTGTTGCCACGTGAAATCCCAAGTCTCAGCCATAAACAGATTATAGCATGTGGGGGTTCACAGGACAAACTCAGGAATAGAACTCTTCCAACTCAGAAGGCCATGCCTGACGGAAGCCCTTCTCGTTGGTCAGAATGTACTCCGCATCCTCTGGGCTCACCAAGGCATATGGGTGCTCTTGGGTGAACTTGTATCCACGTACGTCATAACGTACATTCTCACGCTCCATCTTTAGAAGGTACTTCTGTACCGCTGGGTTTGCGTCGAGTGGCTGTGCAGTAATAATCTCCACCTCCTCGTCCCTGACTACCGGCTGCTCAAAAACGCCTACCGGTGGCGGTGCTGGTGCGTTGGACTTTACTGTGTTCAGCCCCCTAAGTGTAGCGTACTGCTCCCACTTAACGCCGTCCTCAACCAGTGCGGCGAGTACGGTCTTCTTGTTGTCGGTAGCCTTGATATCTACCGCGAAGTCTTCAACTGCGGTTCTGCGCAGTTCCTCCAAATCGAGGTCATTGAAACTCGTTGGATTTTCCTTTGACATATATCCTCCTCAGGTGTCTATTTGTCATTGTAACATAGTTCTTGTCAAAAAGCAGGTAAGGGAGCCAGACCGAAGTCCGACTCCCTTACCTTTAATACTTCACAAGAAGCAATCAGCCGCGATATGCAACGTTCTTGACAACTACAGAAGCCTGTGGGTTCTCCACGTTGGCACCTACACGAGTATACATTGTGTACTCGATAGCATCCTTCTTAGGCTTGAACTCACGGAAGACCTGAATGGCGCGACGTACACCCCAAATTAGGTTCTTAGGGTCAACCAACCATAGGTCGGAGCCCGTTCCGGCAGTCTGTCCTGCGCCCGGTGTACCAAGTCCAGCGGTAGACCCGTTAAAGTCTACGTCGTACTCTGGGAATAGAGGTACCTCGGATAGAGGAATACCGTATGGAGAGGCTGGGGACCAACCTGCGTTAGCGCCCGGGTTGTCGTTAGCGGAGCCCGGCTGTGCGCCCTGTCCGGTAGCGAAACCTCCCTGTAGACCTTCAACGAACTGTGCGGTGTACGCGTAGTCCTGAATTAGTCCGGTTGCGGAGTAGAAGCGTAGGCTTCCACGACGGTCCATGAACTTTCGTGGCATTGCGCGTAGCGCAGTGTTGAAAGTACCACGGTTAAGAGTGTTGTCAAATGTTCCGTCTGGTAGGACGACGCTTGCGGCGTCAAGAACCGTACCTCCGTAGAATAGACGCTTCCTCCATCCGTCGAATCCCTTCAATAGAGCGTCGGTACGGTGACCGTCGGTGTCTCCATTGATTGCCAAATCCTCTAGGTCGTTTGCAGCCTGTGCAGCCATCAGACTTGCGATGTGGTTCTCAAGTGCCTCGCCTTCTAGGCCGTCTTCCAAAGACTCAGAAGATAGTTCCCAGTCCATGCGGAACTTAACGGTACCTAGAGAAACCTTGGAGAATGCGACTGCGTTGTTAACACCGTCGTCAACTGCCTCGGTTGCCACGCGCACTAGACGCTCACCAATGGACAAACGGTCCAACTCAACCTCGTCCGCAGACATAGGAATTGTACGTACCTGAGAGCCAAGAGTTGTAGCGTTCCACATGTAGTCGATGAATCGACCGCTCTGTGCTGGTGTTAGAAGACCGCCACCGTGGGTGGAGTCTGCACCAATGCTGCTGGTAGAAATAACCTTCTCTAGCATTTCGTTCATATTGTTTTTCACCTCCTGAGTGATATAAGATTAGTTTGATTTATTTGTGTTCGACAGTTAGTTCGTCAAGTTGTCGATTGAGAAGCGCGGGGAGTTTCCTGCGCCACGCTTCCCTGAGAAAGCGCCATTCCAAGACGAATCATCCTGTACATTCTTTACCAAAGAGTCGTCAGCCAACTCTCCGGACTTACGCACAGCATCGCCAGAGTTAATCTTCTCTAGAGAATGCTCTAGTTCAGTTAGCCTGTTCTTTGCTGTGTCCAACTTTTCACCGAAACCGGACAACTTCTCATCCAGTTCGGAAGACTTTGTGATGAACTCGGCCTTGGCCTCGTCAATCTTCTTTTCAAGAGCGGCAAGTTGCTCTGCGGTCTCGTTACGCGTCTTCTCTAGAGAGGACTGAACGGTTTCCTTCAAATCGTCAATTGCCTTGGAGATAACTTCTCCCTCATCGGTTACTTCCTCTGGGGTTTCTGCTACTTCCTCCTCTTCGGTTTCGACAACCTCTTCAGGTGTCTCTTCCTCGGTACCGGCGACTTCCTCGACCTCAGGCTCTACAGCCTCAGGGGCAGGAGTCTCGACTACCTCTTCTTCAACAGTTGTGTTCTTTTCTGTGCCCATTACTACACCTCCTTCGTCAGAAATTGGTGCAACCTCCTGCTCTGGGTTCAGGAACTTTACGACGATGTTTCTAACCTTCTCGGTACGGTCTGCTCCTGACTCAAACCAGCCAGCGTTATCCATCTTCTTACCGCATAGTGGGCACTCTTCGGTTTCTGTTTCACGGACTGATACGAAATCGCTGTCGTGCTCATCATTTGCTGGGCACACGAATACGTTCTCAATCTTTGTTTCCACCGCCATACCCTTGACGACAGAGCCAGTTGCGGTCTTCTGAATGGATAGTACGTTGGCTAGTTGGTTAGCCGGGTTGTCAACCAAAGAAAGTTCAACTAGGTCATAGTCCTTGATTAGGCGGTAGGACTTGTCCTTGGACTTGCTGAACTCGTTAGATACCTCATTGATGTTTCCACCAATAGAGAATCCGGTCAGTGTTCCGTCCAAGACCTTCTTCCAAGTATCTTCCGCACCTTCTGAGACACGAGCGGTCACATAGATGCCCTGATAAATCTCATCGTTATCGGCGTCGTAGTAGTCCTTCTCTACGAAGTCGACCATACGGCCAACTGCCAATGGCTGATGCATTTCACGAATGTTACCGCGTGCGCGGGCGAATGCCTTAGCAGATGCCTCGGCAGAAACAACGTCATCTTGGGTGTCCAGATTATTCAAAGTTGCGAAGCCGGATACCAGACGCTTCTTCTTGTCCACCTTGGCAAAAGGCATGGAGAACTGGACGGTATTACCGTCAACAGTCATCTGTCCCTTTGCGATTTCGTTCATGGTGCAATGATAACGTCAATTTGTTCTAAATGCAAAATCCGACAGAAATCCTATCGTAGAACGTCATCAATTTCGTGTCTATCTTTGAAGTTAACTCTGATGTTAACGAATAGGAATCCACCATAGATAGCCATTAGCAGGGCGGTGATACCGCCCGTGTTCTGCCAGTCGCCCATGAAGTAGAACATGGAGATTACTCCCCAATGGAAGAATGCAATAGATGCTCCACGAACCAAGGATGCATAGGAACGTCTTACCGCACCGTGAACAATGAATACTCCACAGACCATAGCAATAGTTCCCCAGAACATTTCGGGTGAGATTCCTACTTCACCAACCGCCTGAACAAACTTTGCGTCATTCAAAGAACTGTATAGTTCAGCAGTTCCGAATACATCCCAAAGAGGATTGGCAACCCAGAAACCCCACAAAGCGGTATAAATGCCGAGAAGCACCACGACTGCCGGGTTAATCGGCAGCAGCAGTGCTCTCACAAACTTCTCGGTGTTTTGTGTCATAACTTACGTCATGGGGTCGTTCGCCCCTCGCCCTTTGGATTACGCGCTTCGCCAGCAGAGTCGGTGGCATTCGCGCTCCTTACAGCATCCCTCTCTCGCGTTGCCTCGGCATTGGCAGCATCCTGCTTAGCCTTTGCGTTAGGGTCAACGCGCTCGTTACCACCCTGAATACCGGACAGTCCCTTGTTCGCGCGAACTTCGTTTGGTAGCAACCATCCGTTCTTTACTCCGCGCTCGTCAATCTTGGACTGGGTGTCTTCGTCCGTCAATGTCATTTCGTTGAACTTGATATCAAAGGAATCAGTTAGTTCCCTGATTGGTCCGCTCAACTTCTTCTCGGCAATCTTCTGCTCTGGGCCACAAACCTGTTCCTTGAAAGTCTTGTCTGCGTCACGTGCGATTGCTAGGCTACCACCGTCGCCGGTAGAAATCTTGCTAATCGGTACACGGTGTGCCATAAGAATATCGTTCAAGTTAGCCTTACGGTAGTTGTTGAAGGAGGAGTCCTGAATACCGGCCTCGATAGCCTCCAACTTCAAATCAACCTTTTGCTCAGGAGTATCGCCCGGAAGCGGAATGTAGATGCTTCGGTGGTTCTGACCCTTCAGACTAGCCTCAAAGAAGGACAGCAATGACGCCTCAGCATTCTGAGACAGCGTTGCCCCCTTTAGAATGATTGCATAGCGAGGCACAGCCTTGTTCTCAAAGTAGTCGAGATTGTAGCGTGCACTGAACTCGTTACCGGCGATTGCAGACTGTGCTGCCAAAATGTCTGGCAGTCCGTAGTAGCCAGAAGTAGGAGAGTACTTCTTGAAGTGGATTACCTCGTTTGGTGTTCCTCCTCCTAGAGGATTTCTGATACTCTTAACTCGACCTGTCTTCTTGTCGATACCGGCCCCGTAGTGTGCAAAGAACTGTGCATCAAATCCAGACAACTGGACAAAGCCGTCACGGTTGCGACGAATACGCATAGTGGTCGCAGGAATGTGGCCCATGTAGCCAATCTCGCCGTCCTTCTTTCGACCAATCTCCAAGTAACCGTTACCCGTAACTTCGTAGTCACGCCAGACCTTGGTCAGAATTTCAACAAAAGAATCCTCTTCATTCAAAGTCTCTAGGTAGTCTGTTAGTTCCTCGCGCTGCTCATCCAACTTACGTCGCAACTTCTTGGCTTGCTTGTCGCCTCGCTCCTGAGCCTCTTCCAGCGCTCGCTTGGTCTTTGGTGTCTCTACAAGACGGTAGCCAAGGCCGACAATGTTTGCGACCTTGGCGTTAACTGCTGCATAGTGAGCAGATGCGGAAGGAAGGGTATACAACTTAGCCAAATGGTCAAGGTTCTCGGGCGGCACGACTACCTCAAAGGTATCGTAACCAGAAAGCCACTCTTTCTCGTGAATCTGCTTTGATTCAGCACCGCCGACTCCTCTTTGGAACTTGTTGATTGCTCTTGTGTTACTAGACTTGAACCCCGGAGAAATGCCGGTATAACTGTTGTACTCGTCAGCCTTCTTGGCGAACGGGTCTGTGTTGGACTCGCTGATTACTCTCTTGGAGATTGTTCCGACATGCGAAATTTCAGGAAGAGGAGTTGGCTCCTTCTTCCTGTCTTCATAAACAATCTTGACTTTGCGGTCCTCAGTCGTCACGTACGTTTCTCTCCTTGATTTCATCTACCAGTGCTGCGTAGTTCATTGGGTCGGGCTCTAGTCCCCAGCGCTGGCGTTGCAGTTGGTGTTCCAGTTCCTCATCGTCAATACGACGACGGCCAGACCAGAATACCGGCTTTCCCTCTGGGAAGCCCCAGTGTGCAGCAGCCTGACGCAACGCATCAATAGCCTTGCGGTCGCCCTTCATCGCAAATACGTTCATGACGTTTGCGTCATCGTCTTGGACAATCCAGCCATCGGGTGTCTCCCAGACGTAAAGGCCGTAAGGTACTTCTTCGACCAATTGCTTACCAACATTTGTAAATCCCATATTGGCAGTATACCTCTACGGGCTTTATTTGGCAAACCTTATCCAGACGATTCGATGGTCCAGTCATACTCATAGATATCTACAGCGCCAGCGAATTCCTTGATATCGAAAACTTCGTCAACATCAAGGGAAATCTTCGGCTTGCCTACATAGCATCTATAAATTTCAGCAACTTCATCGGCAGTCTTAGCATCTGGGTACAAAATCACGTGTCCAATCTGGCCGGTACCAGAAAAAGTAATGTCTCCTGTGAAACCTGAATTGAACACATAATGACGTACCTGCCACTCATCGGCAGAGTATGACTTGAAGGTTCCACCATTAGTGTAGGATGTATCTGCTGTTCCAAGATTATCTGTGAAGGTAACACCTACCGCGCCTCTCTTGCCCCATACCTCAATGGTCTTAGGAACGATGACCGCTGTGGAGGTACCGGCCTTGATTGTCAAAGTACCGGCCTGTAGTTCTGCGCCCCAGTTCTCATGAAGGTCGATAACGTCCGTGTCGTCTTCCATGCTGACCTTATCCAACACTACCTCTCTACCGTTGAATAGTGGAGTGGTTGCGAAACTATAAAGAGAAAAAACCATGTTATCGAAGAAAGACTGGTCGTTGACGATGCCTCCGGGGAAGGTGACACGAATGAACAAGAACTGTCCCTCTCCGTTTGTTCCCTTTACAATGGTACTCAGAGCCTTACCCTTTTGTGCTGGGCTCCACGTGATACCGTCACGGCTCGTGGTGACGGTCGCGCCGGTACCCTCCCACAACAGATTGGCAGAATAGATGGTGCTGGGTGCATATCCAAGCGGAACAACAGTTTCCCAGTAACCTGCTTGAGAAGTGCTGTTGGATACTACCGGATATAGTGTTCCGTCGTGTTGAGAAATATTGTACTTCTGTCCAAGATTCCACTCCTCATCTGAAGAGTATGTAATCTGGAAGAACGGGCTAAGAGCACCCTCGGGAGCAAACTCAAGAAGTGCTCCACGGAAAGCAATTGAAACATCCTCTGCGCCCAACGTGTCTTGACCATTGGCGAACTGTGAAATAATCGAATCCTCATTAAGGGCCACATCATAAATAGTGACAGCGTTGAGCATCAACTTGTTTGCACTTGCTGTTGCTCCGCTGGAAAGATTGGCGGTTGTTGCGGCATAGGTGTCTGCCTGTTGAGCGGCGGTAATGTCTACCTGCGCCACCAGTTCTGCGCCAACGAATAGCATGTTCTTGGTACGGGTGTGAACTCCGTATGCTTGAGACGACTGATAGTCAAGCATGTCGAAGGAGGCTCTTGCCTCACCTGTAGAGGTGTATTTGGTAACGAAAGAGACTACTGTGCCCTTAATAGTAAGACCATCCATCTGTCCTTCATTTCCAAGGATTTGAATTTCATCTGTGTCTGCTGGGTCTTCAATGATTGGTCTGAAGAATGCACCGATAGAGAAAGGCATGTATTCCTTGCCCTGTTTGAACACAGTGGATGGAACACTTAGTCTTTGTGAGTCAGATACGATTAGTGAGCGTGTGGTACCTTTGCACAGCGCTACCCCGCGCGTGGTAGACGTGGACGTGGCGGGATGCTCATATCCGGAATAGTCGTTATACGGCGAGGTGTCATCTAGAAGGTATAGTCCGCGTGGGAAATCTGAACACGCTACATGAAGCAAACTCATAGCCTCATTGTACAACGAGAAAACCCCTACCGCAAGGTAGGGGCTTCCCGGTAATATAACCACCTAAAGCACGAAATCCCAGCAAGCCACACACGGAGTATCCGGTTATCGCTGTCCCTAGGACTCGCGGCTAGCACTACGGCTAACTAGATATTCATATTGTATCACAAATTACTTCACAACGCGGAATCCCAACTTGCGCAAAGAACTCCAACCGGGACGACCGTTTGCGTCGTCTCCCTTGTAGCCCAGATTTCTCTGGTACTCGGCATATCGCTCTCGCAGTTCTTTTCCAAAGTAAGTTCCTCGTAGCGGCTTCTTCTTAGGGAAGTAGCGATTCAGACGCTTCTTTAGGCGTAGAACATGGAGGTTGTTCTTACCGGGCTGCACCTTGGACACAGAGATAACCGGGTCTGGCTGCCATCCCAGAAGAACCGGAGCCTTGTTGTCGTAGTAACCAAAAGGTGCCCAGCGCTCTTCGTAGTGAAGGTGTGGTCCTGACGTGTTACCGGTGTTTCCAGAATAGCCGATGAGTTGTCCACCCTTGACTCGCTCACCAAGACCAACTTTGCGGCTGGACAAGTGAGCGTACATGTGACGAACAAGCCTGTCATTGTGCCAACTGGATACAACTACATGGTAGCCATAGGACGCTCCCCATCCGCCATGGTAGCCTGAGAACACGACCACTCCGGGCTTTGTTGCGTAGATGGGTGTTCCAACGGATGCATCAAAGTCGGTTCCTGTGTGATACCCTGCGGCCCACCAGTCACCTCGCACTCCGTATGGTACGTTGACTACCTTTCTCTTTGTTGGATACATATTTCCTCCTTTCTTATTCTGGCTTCAAGCCAAGTAGTTCTACGGTTCTGAAATCCGCGCTTCCATTTACCGGCAAGTCATTGTCGGTCTGGAACTTCTTTAGGGCCTTGGTTAGGGCGACACCGAAGTAGAAGTTGTATGTCCCAACATCGTACCCCTCGCGGCGCAGAGCGCGCTTGACCATGTACACGTCAAGGTTTCTCTTACCCGGCAATAGTCGAGCAAGGTAGACCTTTCCATAGCGCTTCTGTACTCGTGTTGCTAGCGCAACCTCGTCTTCGCTTCCGATGATTTCGAAATGCATTTCATCCTTGGTGACGCGGTAGTCTCCACCCCACTTGATGACGTTATCGAAGTCTGCCTGAATTCTCCTAATCTTTACGACCTGAGAATCAGTGAATGTATCTACCTGACCCTGCACGTGCTTTGTGGCATTGCAGTCAATTGCTGTACCGGACGCGTGGTTAGACCAGTCTTCAGAGTTTGTAATCTGACGCTTGTTGTAACCATGGGTGTCTGTGCGGTCAAGCGGTTCTACAAACTTGTCGAAACGCTTGGCGAATGCGGCCAGCAACCATCCAGCATCATCTGGTGACAATGGGACGCGCACATTTGTTTCCTTATTGATATCGTAGTACTTGCAATCTTCTAGACTGTCAAGAACTGGATACCCGTTCTGTGAATCTGTCAATTTATTCACCTCCTACATACAAGTATCCCCCGGATTTGTCAAAGATGCAAAATCCGGGGGATACTTTTCAAGATGCTACAGGAACGGCTGATTCCACAGTTGCCACATCGACAATCTCACAATTGCCCGCAGTACAACTTAGGCTCTGAGTGCCGCTCGTGGTGTCTTCCAATTCGTACAGACTCAGAAGTGACCAGTCAATTGAATCGGGCTGCTCTGCCTTTGCTAGCCAGTAGTCTGCCTCTGTCATGTCCTGATATGGAGCCTGCTTATAGGTGTGCTCTGAGAATGGTAGGAACGAGATACCGCCCACGTACTCCCAGTTGTCGTATACCCAGTTTGCGACCTCAATCCACTCGTGCTCACGAACATTGATGGTAACACTAGGGTTGTGCTCGGTCCAGAAGCGCTTATAGGACTTCCAGATTTCCAAGTGCTCGATAGCAGTTAGGTCGTGGCGAGTGATTGCGCCTTCCGGTGCCTTCTGTGGGAAGGAGAACACTGTGGTGTGGTCTGGCTTCATCACGTCTGGCTCCCACGGGATACCGGCTTCCTTCATGAACTCAGTCAACGGGTCCTTGTTGTCAGCACGCACTGTGCGCATGTAGTATGCGGAGTGACGTGGGTGCATACCGGATGCAGAATCGGTCAACTGAGAAACGGTACCGCTCGGCTTGGCTGTGGTGATAGCGGTGGACACATTAATGCCCATCTTCTTGGCATAACGTGCATTGGTGTCGATGGCCTTCTTCTTCATGACAGTTAGCCACATTTCAAGGTCGCCGGTACCAGCAGAGCCATTCAGGACCGGGTGGTCAAGTTGGCCGGTAAGGGAAACACCCAACAAACGCTCTTCATCACAGTTCTCACGCCAAATCTTACGCAAGTACTTGAAGTTGGTTAGAGAAGATTGGATGGTACCAAGCATGGTAGCAATGCCAATCTTGTCCTCTAGTGTTGCTAAATCGTCGTCCGCATTGACAACAACCTCTGTCAGGTTGCACAACTGCTTAGAGCGTAGAAGAATCTCAGCACACGGGTTCAATCCCTGTACCTTGGACAGGTCACGACGTGGTGCGTCTGTGTGGTTGCGTAGACCTTCCATGTTGATGATACCGCGCTCGCCAGACTTGGATTCATATAGAGAACCCCACTCGGTCAAGAACTCACCAATGCTTGGCTTCTTGTAGTAAACAGCAGAGTTGTTTGCCAGTGCACGCTGTGGCTCAAAGTCCCACCATGCACCAGACTTTGCCTTAGCCATTTCATAGTTGCCTAGGTCAGACTGGGAAATAAGGGCGGAACGACGAACGCCACCGACCACAACAACCTCGCCGACCTTACACATAATGTCGTGGGCTTCCAGTGGTGTGAGTTTCCTACCGGCTGCCTCGCGGAAAATGCCAATTGTGAAATCAAACAGGTCGACAAGTGGCTGTGGACCAGACGCTCGGCCTCCAAATGTCTTGAGCCTAGCACCGGCTGGGCGCACCTTCGATACGTCGATGCGGGGAATCTGGCCCTGATAGAGCATTGCAATGACTTCTCTAAATGCTCGCGCCCATCCAGCCTTTGAGTCAGCGACCACAATGGTAGAGTAGGTGTGCTCAAAGTGCTCATTAATAGTCGGCAACTGACTGACGTACTGGGACTCCACGGAAAAACCAAGGCCCACTCCGTTCATCAAAATGTATAGTGCCTCGTCAAATGCTCTCACATCGTCTACGGCGATGAAGGAGCAGTTGAACTGTGCTAGGTTCTCTCGGGCTAGCGCCGGTCCCGCTGTCATGAGTCCGCGCATGCTTGGCATGACTTCGTGGTTCAAAATGGCGGTTCTGGCTCGTCTCCATGCGGCCTCACTGAACACACCCGGAAAGGCCTCGTCCGCGTGGTTCTTGTAGAAATTGACATATCTGTCAACGGTCTCTTCCCACGTCTCTCGCCTGTTCTCATCTTCCAGCCAACGGGAATACCTGCTGACCGCGATGAAGTTTCTGTAGGGGTCAGCGATAGCCCCTGATGCTGTCAAAATAGACAAGTTTTACTTCCTCCTAGAATTTTGGTGTAGACTTCCAGTGTACCATCGGAGGCTTCTTCGGGGCAAGAAGTTCTGAACTATTTTTGGCGCGCTTCCAGCGCTTCGAAGGCTTCCTTGGTCAGCCTGTCCCAGTTGTAATATTGTGTCAACTTGTTTACAATTCCGTAGGAATAATCTGTTACTTGTTCGTAATTGTTGTATGCATAGCGCATTCTGTCAATAACGTCGTCCATGTTTGGCTTAAGCATGTTGCCGGGATGTAGCATGGGCCAAGGAGAGCGGACCAATCTTGAGGAAATATTTAAGTTAGGGTCTAGGAAGTCCTTGTAGGGTGCCCAGTCTGGAAGTGTGATGGTCGGCATACCGGTCGCCATGGCCTGCAACGGTGTCAGACCAAAACCTTCTCCGTATGAGGGGTAGACATAGACGTGGTTGTCGTGGTACAGTTGGATGAGTTCTTTCAGGCTCATCTTCTCGTTGAGAATGTTGATTCCTCTGATGGAACCAATCTTCCAGCCTTGGGAGATAATCTTCATATTCAACTCTACCCCTTGACGCTTGGGGAAGGCGTGACGAAATCCGCCCATGACCTCTCTGGCTCCCTTTCTGGAAGCCTCTCCTCCGATGTGGAGGAACTTGAACATGTCATCTACCCTGCGAGGGGCGGTAGTCCAAACATCATCCACTCCGTGCTCATAGACATATACAGGAACCTTGACTCCCGCGTAGTTGCGATACCAGTCTGCGATTAGCGGAGAGGGTGTCCAAATCTCGTCACACTCGTTCATAATCTCTGCCCATCCGGGCATCAGGAGAGTTGACTCCCAAGGGTGGTATCCGATTCGGTACTGGTTTCCGAAGAACTCCCAATGCTGCGGCTGGTTGAAACAGAATCCTACGTCAGCATTAGGGTCGTTGTGGGATACTTCGTATCCTAGGTTCTTCAGTGATGCCAGCATTCGGTCGGTAGCATAGCCGTACCCGTTGGTGCCCTCGATATTCTTGGGGTCGATTTTTGAGTTGAAGGAGATTCGCATGGTCAAATCTTACCAGATTTGACAACTTGTAGCAACCCATGCTAGAATAGATTCATCAAGACCCGTCAGCGACCACGGGGTACTTCCACAGATTTTGCTTACCCGACAGGCAAGCATACTAACGAAAAACCCCCAATCGGAGTCGCTGCCGTTGGGGGTTTTTCCTTTGTCTTGGTCCGTAGCAGGTTGGCGCGGTACAAGACCAACGTGGTGGATAACCGGGAAACGTTATAGCAACCCATTCCCTAAGCACGAAAGTGTGAGCGACCCCTAGGCTACTATAAAGGTTCGCCTTGTGCTTTTTTACAAATTTCATGATAGTATGGAACATGATTTATGTGAGGTACTATCGGACGAAACAGCCTTGTGCATTGTGTACTAAGGATATCCCGAAATACGCTCCATCAATGTACAACCCGGTAGGAGAAAAGAACAAGAAGTTCGTTCACCTTGACTGCTGGAAGGACTTGGCTAAGTCTAAGGGAATTAAACTAGAGGAACCACCATTTTGAACACTTGGAATGTAGTACACAGATTTACCACCCTTTCTAACAGGGATTTTATCACGCCGTTGGCGTGTCGTATGTGCGGACACGACCTAACTATTAGAGCGAACGCCGCTGACGAGCCTACTACCAAGTGTTACACATGCGGGTCGGTAGCCAATATCTCAATGGCTACACTTCTTCACATGCAAGCAATTATCAATCAGTATGAAAGAAAGTAAATGGAATTCGTAAGCGAATCAACGGTACGACTAGTAAAGCACAACGCGTCAGACATTGACGTAGCACACGCAGCATGGGTATCCAACTTTGGTTCGGAAGCAGAAGCACGCGACACCAGCGACGTTTCCAAACTTATTAACTTCCTCTACTCTAATAGACATATGTCTCCTTTTGAACATGGTAGTTTTACGTTCTTTGTTGATACTCCCATTTTCGTGGCACGTGAGTTCATGCGCCACCGCACGTGGTCTTACAACGAGACTTCGGGCCGGTACAAGGAATTAGAGCCACGAGTATATCTGGCACCAGACAACCGCCCGATGCAGCAGGTAGGAAGAATCGGAAACTACTCATTCACCACCGGCACCGACGAACAGATTAGAACCAAGAACAACATGACCCGCTACTCATACGTCGAGGCGTGGGGCGCATACCAAGAAATGCTGGACAAGGGTATCGCCAAGGAAGTAGCAAGAAACGTGCTACCGGTCGGTACCATGACCCAGTTCTACGCTACCGCTAATCCTAGAAACGTCATGCAGTTCCTCTCTCTAAGGAACGATGGACCTGCATTGCAGGAAATCCGCGACGTTGCAGAGAAGATTGAAGATGCTTTTGCCAAGGCGATGCCGTTGACATACATGGCCTATGTGGCGTATGATTGGCGCAAGGACAAGGCTGAACTGGAACGCTACCGCGAGAAGTTCGGCTGGCTAGAAGATTTGGAGCAGAAATTATGAACAACACATTCAAGGACGACCTATATGCTGCCCTAGAGG